CTACCATACCATAATAATTTGTGGAAGTCCAGCTATGTTTTGCGAAAAAGTTTTTTTCAAAAGCCTTACACTCCTGATCTTATGGGGGGATGTAATGTTATGCTTCAGCTCTGAATGGTGGGCGTACTCGCAACAAGCCTGTAGACGCACCAGAGAAGTGGCAACTGTTCAAAGATTACTGTATCCGAGATATTGAGGTGGAGCGTGCTATTCGAAATAAACTTGAAAAGAACCCCATTAGCAAAAAGGAGCAGGAACTATATATTCTCGATCAGCAAATCAATGACCGGGGTGTACTGGTAGATATGAATTTGGTAAGACGGGCTATTTGCTGCGACAAGCTGCATAAGAACAGTACATATGCTGAGGCACAGATGTTAACCGGACTTGATAATCCAAATTCGGTGGCACAGCTGAAGGAATGGCTGCTTGATAACGGAGTAGAGGTAGACAGCCTATCAAAGAAGGCAGTAGCAGACCTAGCTAAAGAATCTGATGGCGAGGTTGAACAGATGCTGAATTTAAGGCTACAGCTTGCCAAAACATCCATAAAGAAATATGAGGCTATGGAGCGTTCAGTATGTCCCGATGGCAGGGTTCATGGACTGCTTCAATTTTATGGTGCGAATCGAACCGGAAGATGGAGCGGTAGGCTCGTGCAAGTGCAAAACCTTCCTCAGAACCATTTACCAGATTTGACCCTAGCCAGGAATTTAATCAAAGAAGATAGGTTTGATGATGTGGATCTGCTCTCCGATAATACACCGAACGTTCTATCAGAATTGATTCGGACAGCCTTTATACCAAAGTCCAACCATCGCTTCATTGTAGCCGACTTTAGTGCCATTGAAGCGCGCGTCATTGCCTGGTTAGCAGGTGAGAAGTGGCGCATGGATGTATTTGCAAGCCATGGCAAGATCTATGAAGCATCAGCCAGCCAGATGTTCAAAGTACCAATTGAGGAAATTACCAAAGGATCTCCTTTAAGGCAAAAAGGTAAGGTTTCAGAATTGTCAAATGGATATGGCGGAGGTGTAGGCGCTTTGATCGCTATGGGTGCATTAGACATGGGTTTAACTGAAGACGAACTTCAGCCACTGGTTACGGCGTGGCGGGCTGCCAACCCAAACATAACTAAGTTTTGGTGGGATATCGACCGGGCGAAGGCTCTCCTACATTAAACCAAGGATCGAAATAAACAAGTTTGGTCGTGAGGGGATCACCTATGAAGGCATTGGTGAGAGCAAACGCTGGTCTAGGATTGATACCTATAGTCCTAAACTTGTGGAAAATATCGTACAGGCAACTGCCAGGGACTTGCTGGCAGAGGCCATGGTAGCGGTTGATGAGGCAGGATATGAGATAGTAATGCATATCCACGATGAAGTGGTGATCGAAGCGCCTGTTGGAACTGGAAGTGTTGAAGAGGTGTGTTCTATTATGAGTCTGCCGCCTGAGTGGGCAGACGGCTTACCCCTTCGAGCAGATGGTTATGAATGTGAATATTACAGGAAGGACTGAGGTTATTGACGGATAAGATAAATCATCCCAAACATTACACAACTGGCAATATTGAATGTATTGATGCCATAAAAGCAAGCATGGACATGACTGAGTTCGAAGGTTACTTAAAGGGCAATTGCATCAAATACCTATGGAGATATAAGCACAAGGGTGGCATCGACAGCCTATACAAATGCGAGTGGTATTTAATCAGGCTGATCAATGAACTGCAGGGGAGAACCGAGGAGGTAGCAACAATTGAAGCTGACAATAGCAACGGCAAACAGCCGTAAAGATAAGGTTTGGAAGAATAACGAAGTGACATGGCAGGAGTTCCTCAAAAAAGCCGGTACTACTTATCGTACCAGCGAAACAGTGGCGGAATATAAAAAGCTTCCCAAGGCCAGGCAGGATGATGTGAAAGATGTAGGAGGTTTTTTAGGTGGGAGACTAAAAGACGGTAAACGAAAAACCGGCTACGTGGAATATCGCTCCATGCTGACACTTGATATGGATTATGCAGAAGCCGGTATTTGGGAACAGATCAGCATGTTCTTCGACTTTGCGTGCTGCATTTATTCGACCCATAAGCATACTCCGGAAAAACCAAGGCTTAGGCTTATCATTCCACTAGCCAGAAATGTAACAGCCGATGAATATAGCGCAATTGCCAGAAGGGTCGCCTACGACATTGGCATTGAGCAGTTTGATGACACCACCTATGAACCAGCAAGGTTAATGTACTGGGCTTCGACCTCCAGTGATGCAGAGTTTGTTTTTGAACAGCAAGATGGTGTATTTCTTGACACGGATAAGATCCTCTCCAGTTATAAGGATTGGCGAGATACCCATTTGTGGCCAGTATCTTCAAGGCAGACAGCTATCGTAAAGCGGAGTATTGCAAAACAGGCTGACCCCCTTGAAAAGGCTGGAGTAATCGGTGCATTTTGCAGAGCCTATTCAGTTCAGGATGCAATAGATAAGTTCATATCTGACGTATACAAGCCCAGTGTAATACAAGGGAGGTATGACTACAGTCCGGCTGATAGTACAGCGGGCGTCCTGATTTACGATGATAAATATGCGTTCTCACACCATGCAACAGATCCAGCCTGCGGAAAGCTTTGCAATGCTTTTGATATAGTGCGAATACACCGGTTTAGAGAACTTGATGCAAAGGATGATGATGATACTGTCCCCTCTAAGCTACCATCCTACAAAGCGATGCAGGAATTGTGTGTAGTGGATGACAGAGTTAAAAGGCAACTTGCTGAGGATCGGAAGGCACAGGCTGATTCTGAATTCTCTGCAGTGGGGGACGAAGAATGGCAGACCGGGCTTGAATTACTTAAGAGTGGTGAAATAAAGGATTCGTTATCAAATATTATCCTTATCCTAAGGCACGATCTCAACCTGCAGGGGGTTGCCTACAACCAGCACAGCAACTGCATTGATGTAAAGGGGGAGCTTCCCTGGCAACAGGTTAAGAACGGATGGAATGATTCTGACGTAGCAGGTGCTAAGGTGTACATTGATGACATTTATCATATATGGTCGCCTGGAAAGTTCAAAAATGCCCTGCTGGCAGTTGCAGCAGAGAGAGCCTACCACCCTATAAAAGAATACTTCGCATCACTTCCCGAGTGGGATAAGGTAGAACGCCTTGATAATCTTCTTATAGATTATTTAGGTGCAGATGATAACTCCTATACCAGGTCGGTAATAAGAAAAACACTATGTGCAGCGGTGGCCAGAATCTATCAACCGGGCATTAAGTTCGACTATATCCTTGTACTCAGTGGCCCACAGGGAATTGGCAAAAGCACCTTTTTCTCTAGGCTTGGCGGCAGGTGGTTTTCGGACAGTCTGACTATATCAGATATGCGCGACAAAACCGCGCCTGAAAAGCTACAGGGCTATTTAATATTAGAGCTTGGTGAGCTTGCTGGAATTAAAAAGATGGATGTTGAAACGGTGAAGTCTTTCGTATCACGGAATGACGATAAATACCGCCCGAGTTATGGAACCACTGTGGAAAGCCATCCGAGACAATGCATCATTGTCGGAAGCACCAACAGCGATGGCGGGTTTTTAAGGGATATATCCGGAAACCGCCGATTCTGGCCGGTACGTGTGGGCGGAAAAAGCTCCAAGAAGGCATGGGAGCTGACTGAGGTAGACCAGGTATGGGCGGAGGCCATTGTGAAGTATAGGGCCGGTGAAGAACTTTTCCTTAAAGGAGCTGATGCCCTAATGGCCTATGCAGAGCAGGCCGATGCCATGGAATCGGATGATCGGGAGGGCCTGGTTCGTGACTATCTTGAAAAACTGCTACCGGAAAACTGGAGCTGCATGGACTTACATGAAAGACGGAGTTTTTTGGGTGGCGGAGATTTTGGCTCAGCAGCGCTTGGTACCGTGAAACGAAGTCTTGTCTGCCCGATGGAGATATGGTGTGAGTGCTTTTGCAAAGAAGCTGCCAATATAAAGAAAGCCGATTCCTATGAAATAACTGCAATTCTATCCAAAATTGAAAACTGGAAACCTTACGATGGAACTAAAAGCGGCGCTACACGGTTTCCAATTTATAACAAGCAAAGAGCCTTTATGAGAGTGGAACAGAAATGATTCAGTTGCAGCTCGTTCCATAAAGGAGCGGTACAAGTTGAAAGGTTGTACCAAGGAGTTGTTCCAATAAGAAAGCTGGATATTACCATGATAATTTATTGTTTTGGAACAAGGAACAAGAAACACTATATGACTATATGACTATATGACTATATGATTATAAGAAAAAAGAACCATTGTGCGCACGTAACGCGTTGTAGCACGCGTAAGGGTTTTAAACCGCTTTGTTCCAGAGTTTGTTCCAAGCATATACGAAGGGAGAAATTCTAATGATGGGTTTTTATGAATGGCTCATAGAAAGTTTTAGTCCGGTAGATACTCTGGAAAAACTGATCCCAAAATTCGCAGTCAGCAAAGCGGAGATAATTGAAGGGATTCTGGAAAGTGATGCCTTTAACTACTATCTGGGCTATAGATTGGATTGTGATTGTTATGAGAGAGAGTCAGATTGAAAAAGCCTTATTCCTGGCCGTAAAAAAGCGTGGGGGGTTGGCACTCAAATTTATCTCCCCTGGAATGTCAGGAGTTCCGGACCGAGTCATACTATTACCCGGTGAAAGGTTTGCATTTGTAGAGGTGAAGGCTTCCGGAGAGCAGCTGCGACCTCTGCAGGTAAAGCGAAAAAGGCAATTAGAAGCATTAGGGTTTTTAGTTTACTGCATAGATGATAAGAAGAAGATCGGAGAATTGCTGGATGAAATATGTGCCACATGAATATCAAAAATATGCTGAGCAGTTTATCATCGAACATCCTGCCTGTGGCTTATTTTTAGATCTAGGACTTGGCAAAACCGTTATAGCTTTAAACTCAATTGATCAGCTGATGTTCGATTATTTTGAAAACTGATTATCTACTTAGCTCAGATTACACTTTTAAGCAGAACGAATGTTTGGCATAATTAAAACAAATATTAGTTTGGGGGATGATCAATATGGCAACGCAAGAGCCTGTGACTTTGATTCAGTTTCAAAAGAAATTTGCTACGGAAGAAGCCTGCTAGTCTCACCTTTTTACCATGAAATGGCCGGAAGGATTTCGATGTGCTAAATGCGATCACGATCAATTCTATGAAACGAACACACGCAAGCTTAAACTGTATGAATGCAAGCAATGCGGTTATCAAGCAACTGTAACCGTTGGAACTGTTATGGAAAAGACGCACATCGAACTGACAAAATGGTTCTGGGCTATCTATCTCGTTGCTCATGACAAACGTGGTATTTCTGCCGTCATGTTGTCTGAAGACCTAGAGGTTAGCTATAAAACCGCTTGGCTTATACTGCATAAAATTCGCAATGCCATGAGTAACAGGGATTCGCAGTATATGCTAGCTGGTATCGTCGAGCTTGATGATGCCTTTTTTGGTGCCCCGACGGAGGGTGGTAAACGAGGTCGGGGCACGGACAAGACAAAAGTAATTGTCGGACTTTCTTTAAATCAACAAGGACATCCACTGTATGCGAAGATGGAAGTGATCCCGGATATAAAGGGCATAACACTTGTTGATTTTGCCAAGCGCGCCATAGAGTCTGGTTCGGTGATTAGTAGCGATGCATATAAATCCTATAATGCTTTGGCAAAACAAGGTTATCAACATATGCCACAAGAGTATAATCCAATAGATCATCCTGATCATCTTCACTGGCTCCATACGGTAATCTCCAACGTCAAAGCCTTCATTGGTGGTACCTACCATGGGTTGGACTCCAAGCATTTACAAGCTTATCTAAATGAGTTTTGCTATCGCTTCAACCGCAGAAAATTTAAAGGTGAGCTATTCAATCGTTTGCTTTCTTGTTGTTCTTCCACCCACGTAATTACTTATTCTGAGCTAACGGCATAATCAGTTTAACGACCTGCTTATTACAATGAGGAGAGGGGTTTTCACTCCTCCCCAGTTTATCTTTTGACTCTAAAAGGGATAAGCAGGTAACCAGATAAAAGAATAAGTTATATAAAGAACAAGCGATCTATGGTTTATGGTTAAACCTTATCATAAAAAGCGAATGGGAGGTGTAAGAACTGGCTTCAATAGGTTGGAGTCAGGAAGGTATGGAGAAAATACTAGTGATCCAACCGGAAAAATGTACAGGATGTCGAACGTGTGAACTGGTATGTTCCTTTATCCACACGGGGGAGTTTAACCCGGCAAGGTCAAGGATCTCTGTGTTCAGCTTTGAAAAGGTTGGCTTTTCAACTCCTGTAGTATGCCAGCAGTGCAGTAATGCTGCATGTATGGAAGTATGCCCGGTAGGAGCAATCAGCCGGGACGAGAAAACAGGTGCTATGGTAGTAGACTCTGGTAAGTGCCTGAGGTGCAAGATGTGTACTATTGCCTGTCCCTTCGGGGCAACTATTTATGATCCTGTTGCAGATATTATTGCCAAATGTGATCTCTGTGATGGAGACCCTGCTTGTGTAAAATTCTGTCCTTCAGGAGCTATTACCTACGCAGAAGCAAATCGAGGAAGTCTTACCAAGCGCAAAGCATATGCTGCCAAATTCAAAAATGTCTATGAGGAGGTGAGCTAGGTTATGTTTGCATGGAATGGGATTGTATTGCGAGTAGATTTGAGCGAAGGAACTGTAAAGAAAGAGAAAATAAAAAAAGAAGACCTTCGCCAGTATATT